ATATGGTGCCGAAATCGAATGGGGTGATATCGATCGTCGTATGGATATCCCACCAACTTTGGGTAAATGGGAATATGCTGAAACAGATATCGTAAATATTCATCCACCATATCAATATCGTGCTTGCGATCCGCTCGGCAAAGAGCCACCATATGGCGGTGAAGTCAATATGATGCCAACTAAGACTTGGCAGGAACAGGTTGACCGCGTGATGAGATTGTGGGAAATGTTTATTGAGTATGGCAACAAGCCTTCGGCTTCTTGTGTCAATCATGGACATATTCATGTATTTGTTCCAGGGCTGAAAGATGATATTGCTGGATTAAAGAGATTGATTGGATACATTCAAGACAATCAGGAAGATACAATTCAAGCCTGTTACCAATTTCATGAAACATCTGAGATGAAGCAGTGCGAAGGCGCGAAGATGTATCTCAAGTTTGATGGCGGTCGCCCAATGCCTGAGTATATGTGCGATAACATTATTGAACTTGCCACTGACTTCAATCACTTTATTAAGTTGCACGCTGCAGGCAAGGATGGCGTATCAATGGGTCGACCTTTTAGATACGCCATCAATACTTACTGTATGAAGCATACTGGTACAATTGAGTTTCGCTGCTTCCGTGCAACTACAAAGCGAGAAGAATTAGAATCTCAATTTAGATTCGTGGAAATGTTCATGGATGCTGCACTGAATCGGGGTCCCTCAGTTCGGGAGATTCTTGCTAATAACCAATTCACATTTCCACCATTTAAGTGGAATTTGGATGAATATCATGGATGGCAGCAAACCAAGTATCCAAAAGAGCGCGGAGAAAAGAAACGCGAGTTCCATGACGTTGCGTGAAACAAGTCGCGATGAATTTGTCGCGCATATAACTGAGAACAAGGCTGATGCTTTTGCCAAAACTTTCGTGGCAAAGGCTGACATGCAAGAACAATGGCAGTATTGTATTGGATGTTGGGGCGGCGGAGAGTTAGCAGGTGCGATTATAACCACTCGTTCAAAACGCATTCCATATGTTTTCAATCTGCAATTGCTTCATACGTTCGCGAAGCATAGACGAAAGGGTGTTGCAAGATTATTGGCTCAAGACTCTCTTGATCGCGCACAAGGTCTCGGCACCAGTTATTATCGCGTTTCAGCAGAGCCTGATGCAGTTGTTTTCTATGAATCCATGGGATTTAAATTCTTAGGAAAACAAAAGAGTGGATGTTCGCTGAGTATGTTCAAGATTAATGGCAAGAATTTCGCTGATGGAATCTACGACCTGACCGATCCTGTAATACACTCTGCAGTGTATAAGAAAGGTAAGGGGGGTTGTGTACAGGTTTATTAAAATTGCTATTTACTCTTGTGTTAAGATATAGTATAATGTCTCTGTTGAGTTAATTTTATCCTAATTAATTTATAGAGGATTCTTAACATGAGTATGACATTTAGTGAATATGCAGCATTCTGCCGCAAAGCCGCAAACGATGCGAAAAAAACCTTAAAGCCCAGCAAAGGATTGATCAATCCTGAACTTGATCATATTGTGCCTATCAAATTTGGATATGCACATAAAATTCCATGGGAAGTGCTTTCCAAACCAGAAAATTTTAAATGGGTCGATCGTAAATCTAATCGCAGCAAGGGCGATGATTTAACTGAAGAAGGTCGTACCCTTCTGGCTGAGTGGTATGAGCAAGGTGTTATTAATCGTCCTATTGGTCAAGACTTGACAAAACAACATATCTTTGATTTCACTCCCATCACCGATCTTTTAAAGAGTTATGATGATATTGTAACTGCTAAAATTCCATTAACAGCAGCCATTATCGTTGATGCAATTTGGTGTCAGCGCAATGAAACTTTGCGCTGGGAAAAAACGAAACGCGCACTGGGTCACGTTTATCTTGCGCCGCATAGCGTTATGCAATTTGTTGTATACCCAGATGGAAAAATTGAGCGAGCAGATGGAAACACTCGGTCATATATTTTTCGCAACAATCTTCAATTCCCAGACTATCAAGTTCCAGAAAACATCACTGCTATTTTCTATAAGGTAAAAGATAAAGCGCATGCTGAACAGATCTATCATGCCATTGATTCTTCGTTGACTGCTGAAACTTTCTCCGAGAAGTTGAGTGGTTATATTCGCCATCATGGTTATGATGAAGATCTGCCGAGAAAGTGGAAGAAAGGTGAGAGTGTCTATGACATGGCAGTTGTTGTTCTTGAAAACTATGCGCCGCCAAATGAAAGCGAATATGCTACTCTGGAGCGAGTGAGTGGCGATGGCGAACGTGCAGCTAAAACTGCTGAGAAACTCGATTACTTCATCGAAGAAATGGTAATGATTGGTAATATGGTTGGACAGGCTAATATTCCGAGCAAACTTACTGCTCCACTTCTTGCGATGATGATTCGATTTTTAATCGTATCAAAAGATGATCGCACTGTTAGTGGGTTTGAAAAATTTATTGATTTTATGACAAATGATGAATATGCACCATTCAAGCGCGTGAAGGACAAACGCGATCCCGCATTTAAGAATTTCATGATCATGCTTGATGAGTTGCAAACAAGCGAAGAAGTTGGTAAAGCATTGAATCCATATATCAATGTTGAGGCATCAACTCGCCGCATTCTTCCTGATGTGCCAACCAAAACTACTGCTAATGTGCAGGATCGTCGGTTGTACTGTGGTTGGGTTGCATATTGCATCGATAAATATTTGAATAACGAAGTAATGGATGAAGACATCATATATGATGTCATGAAAACTAGAATTGATAACAATACTCCTGTGGCAGAAGCAAACAGATTGACTACAAAAGCAAGGTCTGCTATTATGCAAAAATATGATGATTTCTGGAATCAACACAAAGCAACGCCGTGAACAATTCATCCGCTGGTATGCGTGGTCAATGCAATTTGGCGACTGCGATCCAGCGGTGTGGATGACAAACTATCTCCACCAGCGATACGAACACAATGACGAGGAACGTCTGTGGTTTGCATGGCTTTATGGTAACACTTACCAATTGCCAACTGCATGGGTTCTAAAAAGTGAATTCCCTGACTATGAACTCGCTACTGTGGATCGTATCACCTGGTGGAATAGTCACAACTACAAAAGACTGCGTTATCAGACAGATACAAAGTGGAACAAGGGTCATTTGCCAGCCATGTTCGAGTCTTATCAGAAATTTATTGGCAAGAAAACTCAACGTGAGGTTCTAGAAAAATATTATGGCGACAACGAACAACAATCTTTCAACAACCTTTGGAATAATCTTAAAAACTCTCTTCACAAATTTGGTCGCTATTCCACTTGGTTTTATATGCAGCATCTCGCTCATACTTCTGGCATTAACTGCATACCTACTTCTCTCATGCTTGACGATTATTCTGGGTCTCGCTCACATCGTAATGGCTTGCATCTTGCCCTCGGCGAAGATGACAAGTACGATACAAGACTTACTGCTACAGAATGCGATGACCTTGAAAGTAAAGCGAAAGACATTCTCGAAGAAACAAGAGGAAGATTCCCTGGTTTAAAGAATCAGATTGATTTCTTCACGATGGAAACTTGCCTTTGTTCGTTCAAGAAAATCTTTCGTGAACACCATGGACGTTATCTTGGTTATTATTTGGATCGCCAATCTGAAGAAATTGAAAAGGCAGAAGGTGATGATTGGACTGGCATTGAATGGAATGTTTTATGGCAAGCAAGAAACGAAACACTTGAACTTACTCTTGCACAACGCCAAAATATTAAACCTGAAAAGTTTACTTATTTCTTAAGAACAGGTAGAATAGAAAGAATGGACTGGATGTTCGATGATGAGCAACCAGTGAAGGAAGGTTTGGAGGCATTATGGTAAAAGTGATTGCGATGGGTGGTGAACCAGCAACTGGTAAGACCACTCTGATGTTCAAGTTGATTTCGATGGCTGATGATTGGAAGATCTGTAAGCCACAGAAACTTCTTGATGCCATGTATTCAGAAAAATTAAACCTGTATATTCTTGGCAAATATGCAAATGATGGTAATGTGTTTCAGGGAACAGATCGTTTGTCAATGGCTGTACAACCAGACGCTGAGAAGTTCTTCATGGAATTAGATTATGAGAATGCGAATGTGAACGTAATCTTCGAAGGCGATCGATTGTTCAATGGCAAAATGCTGGATCAATTGTCAGCAGCATTTCCTGATTCTTTTAAAGTGTTGATTCTCAAAGTCAAAGATAGTACACTAGATCAACGTCACATTGATCGCAAAGATGATCAAGATGACAAATTCAAAAATTCTCGTAAGACTAAAATCTCGAATATCATGGGTTCGTTAACACTCATGGACTATATAGAGACAATGGTCAACGAAAATCTCGATGATCAGTCTAAGATTATTGACCATATTAGAAAATTTTACAACTGGAGTGAATAATTATGCAACTTGAAGTTCCTGTAGAAAAACTACGTTCATTTAAACTGTTCGTAGCAACACCGATGTATGGTGGTATGGCTCATGGCATGTATCTAAAGTCTTGCCTTGACCTACAATCAGTTTGTTCTCAGTACGGCATTGAAGTGCGTTTCTCATTTATCTTTAATGAATCTCTCATTACTCGTGCTCGTAACTATCTCGTAGATGAATTCCTTCGCGCAGAAGGTTTCACTCACCTCCTCTTTATCGACGCAGATATTCATTACGATCCACGCGACGTGGTTGCTCTTCTTGCGCTTGATAAGGAAATTATCGGTGGTCCATATCCGAAGAAGTCCATTAAGTGGGGTGCTGTGAAGGAAGGCGTGAAACGTCATCCAGACATTGAACCATCAGATATGGAAAAACTTGCTGGTGATTTCGTCTTCAATCCAGTTCCTGGCACTGAGAAGTTCTCTGTTGCTGAGCCTGTTGAAGTTCTTGAGATTGGCACTGGCTTTATGCTTATCAAACGCGAAGTGTTTGGTAAGTTCAAGGAAGCGTATCCAGAGTTGCGTTATCGCCCAGACCACGTTGGTCAGGCAAACTTTGACGGCACTCGCTACATCCATGCATATTTCGATACAGTAATTGATCATGGTCGCTCAGATCGTTACTTGTCTGAAGACTATATGTTCTGCCAGTGGTGGCGTAAACTTGGTGGTCAGATTTGGCTCTGCCCATGGATGAAGACGCATCACATCGGAACCTATGCATTCACTGGTGATATGCCAGCCGTTGCAAACTTTGTTGGCTCTCTCTAATAAAGAAACTTTGTTATGATTGTAGGTTTGGTTGGCTTTATTGGAGCAGGTAAAGGCACAGTTGCAGATCTCTTGGTAGAACGTCATGGTTTCTTCAAAGAGAGTTATGCAAATAGTCTCAAAGATGCTTGTTCAATCATTTTTGGTTGGGATCGTCAAATGCTTGAAGGTGCTACACCTGAATCAAGAGCATGGCGTGAACAACCAGATGAATGGTGGTCAGAAAAACTCGGTCGTGAGTTCTCACCAAGATTAGCACTCCAGCTAATGGGCACAGAGGCAGGGCGGGATGTATTTCACCCTGACCTCTGGGTCCACACTGTGATGCGTCGCTGTGAAAATGCACCATTGAATAATTATGTGATTGCTGATGTTCGTTTTCCAAATGAAATCAATGCAATTGTAAATTCTGGCGGTAAAGTCATTCGTGTTCGCCGTGGTGAAGATCCAGAGTGGTATGCCCTTGCTCGTGAGTGCAATACCTATAACAAACAAGAAATAATGCGCAATGCTTATCCAGAAGTTCACTTTAGTGAGTGGGCTTGGATTGGTGCGCATTATGATATTGTGATGGACAATAATTGTTCGTTAGATGAGTTGACTGTAAGGGTTGACAAGTTGGTTGATTCGTTATATAATAATCGTGTTGAAGCAAATGAGGTCGTTAATTATGAAACTTTCTGAAAATACTGTGCATGTCTTGAAAAACTTTTCAAGCATCAATCAGAGTCTGCAATTTAAGTCTGGCAACACTCTGAAAACAATTTCACCACTGAAAACAATCTTTGTTGAAGCCACCGTAGAAGAAAACTTCCCCAAGGAGTTTGCTCTTTACGATCTGAATAAACTCTTGGCAAAGGTTTCTCTTTACAAGGATGCTGATTTGTCGTTTGATGATGACAAACTCAATATCAGTGCAAATAAGAAGTCTGATTACATCAAGTATTGCTCGCCGAAGGTTATTGTAACTCCACCTGATAAGTCAATCACTTTTGGTGCACCAGATTGTTCGTTTACAATCTCTCAAGAAGATCTTGATTGGATGAAGCGTTCTGCAGGTATTTCTGGTTCGCCGAATTTTGTTTTTGAGTGTGATGGTTCTTCAATCTTCTTTATTGCAACTGACGTGAAGGATGATTCTGCTGACCAGTCTAAGATTGAAATTGGTACAGTTGAAGGCGGCAGCACGTTCCGTGTTGTGATGAAGGTCGAAAACTTTAAGTTGCTTGATGGCTCTTATGATGTTTCGATCGCAAAGAAGGGTTTGGCTCAGTTCAAGCATAAGTCAATTCCGATTACATACTACATCGCTATTGAAGCAGCAAGTTCTTCTTTCGGAGAGTAATATGAAAGTAGATAAAGCAAAGGTTCTGGGATGCCTACAGGAAATCTCAAACTCACTTACTCGCATTGAAGCCGAGCGCGATCTGATTAAAGAAATTCTTCAGAAGATGCAGGACGAATGCGAACTTCCAAAGAAGTTGAGTCGAAAACTGGCGAAAGTTTACCACAAGCGTAATTATGAGGAAGAAATCGCAGAGCAGAGCGATTTTCAAACTGTCTACGAATCTGTGGCTAAATAATCTTATTGGGGTGCAATTTCTTTTGACGGCACTATCCGCCAGACTGCTCGCCGTGGGAGTTCACCTTCCCCACCCCATCTTCTCTTCGGAGTTATATTATGCATAAAGATGATGTGAAATTAGGAATATTCCTAGTCGTGTTTATGGTAGTTGCTCTTGTCAATTCCATCTACCTTTGGCTTCCCGCCTCTGCCCCTCCAGTTCTTTTGGTTATAGGTCTTGGGTTATATTCAATTTGGGAGCACAAACGTGGCAACAAGGCGTAATTTTTTCAAGTATCTTGGTCTTGCTGGTGGTGTAGCCACTGGCGGTGTTGTAGCAGCTGCTGCTGTTCTTCCTGACGCAGAGAAATGCGAAGCAGTAAAAGAAATCGAATCTAATGGCCACAATGGTAAGATGATAATTGGTGCTACTTATGGTCAACTTGCACCACCAAACGGCACACTCAGTTGCGGTCCACGCTATGTTCCAGGAACAGATAAGCATGTCAGCGCAGGAATAACCGTCGGTCCTGATGGTGAAATGTACTTGCTTACAAAAGGGAAAT